CACCCGCGCGAGCCCGCCGGCCGCGCCGACGATCCGGCCGAGGACGCCGGCGAACCGGTCGCCTTCGTTGCTGGCTCCTCGCAGGGCTGTGCGGGCGTCGTCGCCCATCTGGCGGGCGGCGTTGCCGGTGGTGACGAACCGGCCCTGGAGGTCCCGCAAGCGGCCGTTGGCGTCGCGGGTGAACTGGTTGGTGGCGTTGTTCGCGACGGTGATGGCGCCGGTCAGGTCGTCCCGGAGGGACATGGCCATGACCTGCGACTCGTTGACGAACCGGCCGCGCAGATCCCTCAGTCGGCCTTCGGTGTCGAGCTGGAAGCCGCGCATGCGGAGCTGCGACTGGGCCAGGCCGCGGCGCATGCCGGTGTCGTCGGCCCGGATGAAGCCGACGAGTTCGCCGATCGTGAGGGCGCTCGACACCGGGGCACCCCCTCTTCAGTTAGCTATGCAGTGCTGCTTTGACCTGGTCCGGGTCGTCGACGATGGAGATGAAGTCGCCCGCGACCCGCCGGAACACGGCGCCCGTGGAGAGGCCGCGCAGCAGGGTGTAGAAGCGGCGGCGGCCTAGGTGCGCGATGTCTTGCGGGCCGTAGCCGTACTCGCGCTGGAAGTCCGCTTCGATCGCCCACCACCAGCGGCGGACTGCGATCTCCGTGCGGCTCGGTTCGGCCCCGTCGGGGCGAGCTGTTTTCCCGCGCCCGCACCCTGCTGCACGAGGTCGTAAGCCTCCTGGTGGGTCAGCGGGTTGCCGGAGGCGTGGGCGAGGCCCCAGGTCATGACGACCTGGAACTCCTTCAGGCCCATGTGGGCCTCGATCCACCGGTCGAGGACATCGGCGCCGAACAGCAGGCCGATCAGCTCCTGCACGTCCTCCAGCGCGGAGGAGTTCTGCAGTTCCTCGATGCGTCGGGTGACGATCATCGGCATGTCGGTGGGCACCGACACCTCGACGCCGCGGATCGTCTCCGTGCGGCCGCGCGAGACCTCGGCCCAGAACTCGTCCCACGACTCCTCGCCCTTCGCGGGCGCCTTGCGGGCGGTCACGAGATGGCCGCCGTGGTCTCCGCGCCGGAGCGGGTGATCGTGCAGGCCCAGGTGACCTTGTCGTTGTTGCCGCCGCCCTCCTCGCCGAGCTGGAACGTGGACTTCGTCCACACCGTCCAGGTCGAGTCCCCGGGGGCGGCGAAGCGGAAGCCGACGAGGCTGTCGACGCCGAGCCGCCCGGCCTGGGCCTCGGCGAGCAGCATGGCCGGGTCGAGGGCGCCGGTGACCGGGTCCTTCAGGCGGAAGCCCTGGAGGCCCATGGTCTTGCCTTCCTGCATGTTCTGGGTCTCCGCGCGCCCGTTGCTGCCGAACACCGTGGTGTCGGCGGCCTCGTACGCGTGGCCCTTCGTGAACGTGTTGATGCCGCCCTCACCGGAGCCACCTGCGGCGGTGCGGAACTCCACCCAGGTCCCCGGGTTGTTGAAGTCCTCGATCTGGAATCGGACGTCTCGGGCGTTGTACTTGATCGCGGGCATAGCTCCTCCGGGCATGACGAAAGCCCGCAGCGAGGAGCAGCGGGCCGGAAGGTGGGGTGGGTCAGCCGCGGTGGGCTGTGGTGGTCCGGTGCTCAGCCCGGAAGTTGACGACGTACTCCATGCGGCCGTTCTGGTCCTTGCCGATCGCCGTCGGGCCGCCCTGGAGCGCCACGCACAGGATCAGCAGCGTCCCGTCCGGCAGCGTGAGCGGGCCGAGGCCGTGCAGCTCGCCGTAGAGCGCCGCGCACCGCGTGCGGGCGGCCGTGGGGTCGAGGTCGCGGGTGCGGACCTGGAAGCGGGGCTCGTCGTACGGCAGCAGCGAGTCCGGCTCCACACCGGCCTGGTAGCTGGTGATGGCGACGGCCCTGTCGGGGCTGGAGGGCATGTCGTCGAGGAAGGTGTCCCCGGTGGGGCCCGCAGGGTCGTAGGTGACGAGGCTGAGGGCGTCGAGGTGGCGCGCGATGCCGTCGAGGAGATCAGCCACGGAACCACCGCCGAAGGTCCACCTGGATCATCCGCAGGACGACGTCCCGCTCCCGGTTGAACGGGATCTCCAGGTACTTCGCGGACCGGCCGGGCAGGTGGCGCCAGGTCAGCTCCTCGTGCTGGCGTTTCGCGTACACGGTGTCGTACGAGACGGCGCCTTCCATGCCGTTGACGATCACCTTGCCGGACCGGCGTAGCGTGCCCTCCTCCAGCGGCACGAGCTTCTGCGACTCCCCAAGGACATGCTCCAGGCCCCGGCGCAGGCCCTCCTCGGCGAGCCTGCGCCCGCGCGTGGTCCACAGCCGCTGCGCGTTGCCGGGGGTGAAGCGGGTGTACATCACTGGAGACTCACCTCCAGATGGTCCGGGAGCGGGAGCTTCCCGCCCTCGTGGCGGGCCTGCACGAGCACGGTGGTGACCCGGCCGTCCGGCAGCGTCACCCTCGACTCCGGGACGGCGTCGACCGCGTCCATGCGGCAGTAGAACGTGGCCGAGGAGACCACCTCGTTGCCGTCCTTGGCACGGACCATGCGGTTCTTCTCCTCCAGGAAGCACCGCACCGCCACCGCAGGACCGAACTGCGGGCCTCGGGATCCCGACGGCCCGCCGTACGGCTCGACGGTCACCTCGTGCTGGAGCCACAGCTTCGGCAGCTTCACGAGACCACCGCCCCGAGGCGGAAGATGTCCGGCGTGAGGTCCATGCCCTGGAGCGCGTCCAGCGCCTTCGGAGCGATCTCCCGAGCCGGTGAGGAAGCCCCCGACGTGGTGGTGACCGACCGGGACATCTGCGCCGAGCCCAGCCGCACAGTGCCCCAGCCGACCCCGGACGCCCCCGTCGAGTCGCCGACCTCGTCCCACCACTGCGCCTGAGCACAGACGGCGTCCGAGAACGCTGCGAGCACCGTGGCGTTGGACGGGTAGCCGGTCCCATCGACCACCTCGTACCAGCACAACCGGAAGACCTCCGCCTCCAGGAACCGCGAGGCGTCCGCCAGCAGCTGGCCGATGTCCGAGGGCGGGGTCTGCCCGGTGTACGCCGTGTACTCCGCCGACGTCGCGTAGATCCTGGCCACCGGGCACCCCCCTACGCGCTCGCGCCGATGATGATGACGTCGTACGTCACCGACGTGCTGCCGGCCGAGTTGGTGAGCGTCAGCAGGTCGCCCGTGCCCGCGGTCACCGCGACACCGGTCGCGTCCGGCGCCACCCACAGGAACAGGCCGCCCGGCCGGACCGAGAGGCCGTCCCCGGCCGCAAGGAACAGCGGGACACCGTTCGACGCGGGCCGGGTAACCTGCACGCTGTTCGTGTTCCCAGCAGCCGCCTTCACCAGCACGGCCTTGATCCGAGCGAACGTCAGCGCCGCCCCAAGCGGGTCGGACAGGACGCCGGCCAGGTCGAGATCCTCCGTCGCGGACGCGGCGAGCGTCCGAGTGTCGGCGAAGATCTTGTCGGCCTGGTTCGCGCCCACGCCCGACGCCAGGTCGGTGATCGACTCGTAGGTGAGCGGCGCGCGCGAGGTGACGAGGTCCAGCGCCGACGAGAGCGTGCTCGTCAGGCTGAGCCGCATATTCGTGCTCAGTGCCATCGTTCAGTCACCCTCTCCGCCGTACAGCTCGATGAGCTGCTCCTTGGTGAGTTCGTCGAGCCCACCGGTTTCCGGGTCGACGGCCTGGGCGTAGGCCACCCAGTCCGCCTTGACCGCCGACTTGGCCGGCCGCTCCGGCGGAGGAGGTTTCTGCCCGCCCTCCTCCGGCACCGGGTCGGGGTCGACGCACCGCCAGCCCGACCCCGGCGCGGCGGCCAGCTCCGCGTACCGCTCCGCCTCGTCGCTGCCCGGCTCCGGCCGCACCCGCTCGGCTACATGGCCGCCGGAGCCCCTCTCGTACACCGCCACGTCAGATCACCAGCCCGGTCTGCACCGCGTGGGCGCGCTCGTTGCCGTACTTCAGGCCGATCTCGCCGTACAGCTGCACCTCGTCCGAGGCGCCGGTCTTGGCCAGCGGCTCCTCGAAGAGCACACCCTTGCCGGGGATGTTGAGCATGACCGGCATCAGCTGCTCCAGCGAGGCCACCAGGAGCGAGTCCTGCGGCATGTGCCGGTCGAGCATGATGTTGAGCCGCCCGAAGTCGGTCTCGATCGTCTGGACGCTGACGCCGCCGACGGTGCGGTTGGACTCGGTGATGAGGACCGCCTTGCCGTACGCGTCCGCGTACGCCTTCGTGATGGCTCGCTTCTGGATCGAATTCGTCACGAGAGTGGCGGTCTCCTGCTCGCTGATCCCGCCGTTGTCGTAGGCGAGCTGGAGCATGTCGTCGACGTGGACGGTGGTCAGGGCCGTCGACCAGGGCACCGTGTAGGAGATCCCGGACGACGTGCCCAGGGTGATGGCCGCGCCGCCGCTGGACGCGGAGACCTTGAAGGTGTTCGCGTCGATCGCGTCGACGTAGTACACCCGCCCGGCGATGATGCCGGTGGCGTCGCCGGTGTCCCGGAACGTGATCTTGTTGCCGTCCGACAGGCCGTGGCCCGTCGAGGTGATCGTGTCCGTGGCGGAGGTCGCGCCGGTCACCGTGGTGCCCCGCGAGATGCGGTTCGTGGTGATGGCCTCCAGGATGCCCCGGGTCTTGCGGGCGGTGGCGTTCGTCGTCGGGTTCGCGAACTCGCCGTTGAGGAACGAGTAGTTCACGTCCAGAGCGACCGACTTCAGCGCCTGAGCGATCTGCCAGTCCATCTCGTTGGTGACCGGGTTCTCCCCGTTCACCCCCCGGAACGGCGCGGCGCCGGGCGTCGCCAGGGCGCCCACGGCCGCCTGCTTGGTGTAGGAGACGGAGACCTTCTCCTGGTGGATCTGCACGACGTTGCGGACGTTCGCCCGCACCCGCTCCTCGGCGGTCGGCGCGGTCGCGCCCTCCACCTTCGTGCGCTGCGCCGGGTCCCGCAGGTCAGAGGTCTGCCACTCGAAGTCCTGCGACGTCGTCATACCGCCGCCAGTGAGGCCGCCGATGGCCGACAGGAACGGGGTCTCATCCGGCGTGATCGCGAAGAGTTCCCCGGCGTAGTTGGGGAGGTTGAAGGTGGTGCCCATTCCGGTGATGCCGGCCATGGCCTACTCCTTACGTGGTCTGTGCGGCCTTGAGCCGCTTGAGTCGTACGACCTCGGCGAAGTTGCGCGCCTTGGCCGCGGCCTCGATCTGCTTGTCGAGGGAGGCGCCCTGGTCGCCGGATCCGCCACCGCCGCCCATGTCGCCGCCGGACCGGCCGGCGCCCTTGGGGGCGAGCTTGGCGAGCTTCTTCACGGCGGCCGTGATGGCGTCGCTGTCGACCTTGCCGTCCTTGTCAACGAACCGTGCGGTGTCGATCAGGTCGGCGGCATCTCCGAGGTTCACGCCTGCCTTGGCGGCGGCGGCTTCGAAGCGCGACGCGGCCAGTTCCTTGCCGTGTTCGAGGGCGGCGGCCGTGCGGCCCCGCGTCTCGGCCTCAGCGACCGCCTTCTCCTGGTCGCTCATCTGGGATGCCTTGAGCGTCGCCAGTTCGCCGGCGGCGTCCTTGTTCTCCTTGGCGCGCTTCTCCCACTGGCGGGCGAGTGCCTTCCAGTCGGTGGTGTCGCCGCTGTCTCCGGAGCCTGATCCGGACTGTCCGGATCCCTGTCCGGACTGCTGTCCTTCCTGGCCGGAGCCTTGACCGGCTGTGCCGTCTCCGCCCTGTCCGGACTGGCCTTGCCCCTCCGATCCGCCGGATCCGGAGGCGCCTTCGCCCTCGCCGCTGCCACCCGCGATGGGATAGATCGGTCGGCCGTCCTTGCGGTAGCCGAGGATCGTTCCCGCCGGGTGAGTGGCGAGAGGGTGTGTGAAAGGGACCTGCATGGTGTTCTCCCGTGCGGGATGTCCGGCGGTCGCCGTGCGGCGGGTGCCGGGAAACTCGTGGGTCAGCGCGCGGCACCGATCTGCTCGCGCTGAGGCTTGCGGCGGAGGTCCGGATGCGCGGCGACGTGCTCGCGCTGGGCGGCCTGCCACTTGCGTACGTACGCGCCTGCGCGGCGGCGGGCGGCCTCGTCCATGGCGGCGGCCTGGCGGCGCTTCCACGCCCGGATGTGCCGCTCGATCTCCCGCTGCCGCTGCGTGTCCTCGTACGTCGTCCCCGGCGTCGCGTGGTGCGGCGGCCGGGTGGTCACGCCCGGCAGGTACGCGGCCAGGGAGTGACGGCAGTTCGGGTGGAACAGCCCAGCGGCCCGGGCCTCCGTGAGCGACCCGGCCACGTGGACCGCCACCGTGCGGGTCGGGGCGAACAGGCCGCTGGGCTGAATTGTGTGCTCTGCGCGGATCGTGTGCGGTCCGGACTGCCCGGACAGCGTGAGAATCTCGCCCTCCCATGCCGCGCACAGCGGGCACTCCAGCGGGGCGTCGGAGACGATGACGAGGCCGACGTCGATCTCTGCGAGGGCGTCGATGTGGCCCTCGATCGCGGCGCGGGCGGTGACGGAGCGGACGGCCATCTCGGCGTAGGCGGCCAGCTCCCAGTTCCGGCCGGACCCGTCCGTGAAGCCCGTGACGCCACGCTGGGCGAACTGGTCCAGCGCCCGTTGCGATGCCTGTCGTCGGGTCACCGTGCCCAGCAGCGGGCCGGAGGCGACCCGGGTGACGATCCGCCGGTAGGTGTCCGTCACCGCGCGGGTGATCCGTGCGTACAGCGGGCGGGTGTCCCGCGCGTACGAGGCGGCGAGCCGGTCCACGGCGGGGGCGTTCGGCAGTACGCGCTGCGCGTGCAGCTCCCGGCCGATGTCGAGCGCCCCCAGCTCGGCAACGGCGGCCTGCCTGCCCCGCCCGTACGCCGTGGCCAGAGCAGCGGCCACCGCGCCGTTCGCGTCCTGCTGAAGAGCCTGGGTGACCTCCTCTACGGCCTCCCGTAGATCACCGATCGAGCGCGCCTTGATCTCCGCCCACAGCGGCGAGTCGATGCCCTGCTCCAGCGCTGTGCGGAGCCGCGCGATGATGGACCGTTCGGCGTCCTCGTACAGCACGGTGATCGCGGCGGCCAGATCCTCCGCCATCGCTGGGGACACCGGCATCGGCTACTCCTCCCCGGCTGCGCCCTCGTCCTCGGCGTCGCCGGCCGGGAAGCCGCCGCCGGGGCCCTCGGCGCCGGTGAGGACCGGGTCGGCGAGCGTCTGCTCGTCCTTGAGGCGGGCGACCTCGGCCGCAACCTGGGTGTCGTCCCAGTCGGGGTGGACCATCTGCACGAGGGTCTCCCGTGAGGCGGCCATCGCCCGCGACAGCAGCTCGGCGGTCTCCGCCAGCTCCTTCGGGCCCTCCATGATGGAGTCCTGGAACTCCACTTTCGGAGGCTCCGGGACCAGCCCCGCCACCCGGAACCGGGGCCCAGACAGCACCGCCAGGTAGGCCGAGCAGATGCCAGCGATCCCCGGGTCCCAGTACATCCCCTTGCGGCCCTTGGTCGTCATGGACCGCCGATTGCGGGCCCGAATCTCCGTCGCCGTGACGGCCTGCCCGTCCCCCTCGCCGAACGTCGAAGCGGAGTAGCCCGCCTGCCGTACGCCCTGCTCAAGCAGCGCCTGGCAGGTGTCGCGGTGCTCAGCAACGCGGATCTCGAACTGCACGTCGGTGATCGGGTTGGGGTCGCCCGGGCGCGGCAGCATGCTCAGGCCGGTGTAGATCCGCCGCTCCTCCGACCATGCCGCACCCTGGCCGGGGCCGAGGGAGTCGAGCATGGACTGGGCGACGATGATGCGGCCCTTGCCGTTCTGCACGTCCCGCATCCACGAGCTGTACGTCTCGTCGAGGGCGTCCATCAGGCCTTCGATGCCCTGGAAGTCGCTCTGCCCCCAGTAGGCGGCGGTGGGGATGTGCCTCCAGGCGCGGGCGGGGCGGACGTTGGGGACGTACGCGGCCGTGAGGTGGTCGGGTGCCCCGGTGTCGAGGCCGCCCTCGGCGTCGACACCGGCGGCGAGCGGCGCAGTGACGGGGTGGTCGGCGAGCGGCCGGGCGGCGCCGAGGCTCGTTGTCGAGCCCTCGTACAGGCCGTGGTAGATCCGGCCCTTCTCGTGGCGCTCCAAATGCCTGAACACCCGATTGTCGTTGTGGCCCTCGGTCTCCAGGACGGTCCAGAAGGTGACCGCGGCGAGCCGCCCGTACCGGAACTCGGGTGCGGCTCGGTCGGCGGCCACGGTGTCGATCCACGGCCGGTCGGACACCTCGTCGTCCCAGACCACGCGCAGGTACGCGCCGCCGAGCGCTGCGCAGATCTCTCCGGCTTCGAGGAGGGTGGGCTGGAGGCCGTCCTCCATGAGCGCGTCGAGGGCCTGCTGCGTGGCCTCACCGGAGCCCTCGGGGGCGAGGAGCTTCGGGGGCTCGGAGAACAGCAGCTCCGACGACGTTCGGGCGATGTCCCCGGCGAGGGGGACGTGGAGCTTGTCGCGCTTCTCGCCCTCCGGGGTGGGGTTGCCCCAGAACCAGCGGGCGAGGCGGCCGACGACGCCGCCGCGGCTCTGCGCGGGCCGGTTGACGACGTCGCGGTAGCCGCGGCCGGTGTAGCGGGCCTCCAGCCGGTCGGGGTCGGAGGCGTACCAGGCGTCCCAGTCGGCGAGGGCGTGCTGGACGCGGTCGTCGACGGGGGGCCACGTCATGTCGCCAGTGGGCAGAGGCATTACGCGGCCACCTCCAGGAGCATCGGGATGTGCGGCCGCCACAGGGCCTCGGTCGTACGGACGCCGTACCGCAGCGCGTCACAGGAGTGGTCGTCCAGTTTGATGGGGACGTCTTCCCCCTTCTCCGCCTGCTCGTCGTCCCAGCTGTAGCCGGGGATCTCCTCGATCAGCCCGCGCGCGGACTCGTGGATGAGGAGGCGGCCGGCGGCGATGAGCGAGCCGACGGTCCGGATCCCGTCCAGCACGCTGTTGTCGGCAGGTGTGACGCCGTGGACGCCGTCGCGGTGCAACTGCTCAACGTACGAGGCGGCGGACGGGTCGACGACGGTCCACTCCGGCTGGACGCCGAGAACGTTGGTCTGCGGGTGCGGAACCGCGGCGAGCCACCGCCTCCGGGCCTGGCTGTACTCGGCGTCCGTCTTCTTCCGCCGCTCCGCGCGCGAGTCCCACCGGTACTCGGAGACGACGTACAGCCGCTGGTCGGCGCCGAGGCCGATGAGCAGGTCGGCGTACGGGTTCGTGGTGCCGTAGTCGATCGCGTCGCACAGCCAGCGCGTGATGTGCGGGACGTCGCGGACGACGTGCCGTTCCTCGTCGAAGCTGTCGTAGATCGCGCCCTCGGCCTGGACCCAGTGCCCGAGGATGTTCCGCCGGTAGAACAGCCCGGTGTACGTCGACTTGAGGAACGCGACGTACTGCGGGTCGAGGTACGGGTTGTCGTCGAGGGTGAAATGCCACGAACGGAGCCCGGTCTCGGCCGGCCTCTTCAGGTACTCCCGGCGGAACCAGTGCGCTGGGTTGTCCGGGTTGGTCGTGGTGAAGAGCCGGGCGCCCTTCACGGAGCAGCGGGCGAGCAGCTGATCGAAGAACAGCTTGGGCAGCGTCGTCGCCTCGTCGACGTAGGCGCCGGCGCAGGTCATGCCTCGGACCTTCGGCTCGGCTTTCGCGTCGTTGGCGCCGATGACGTGCACGACCCGGCCCATGATGATCGCGATGGGGGCGCCCGGGTTGTACTGGATCTGCTTTGCCAGCTTCCCGAAGATCTCCGGATTCGTGAGCGGCTGGATGACGTTCCGGTACAGCGAGTCCCGGGTGCGCCCGACCATGACCAGTTCGCCGCCGCGCGGCGCGTTCCTGACGAAGGCCAGCCAGCAGATCAGCGAGGCGATCGTCTTGCCCGACCGGACCGAGCCTTCCCACGCGTTGACGCGCGCCTCGGCCTCGACGATGGAGATGATCTGTTTACGGGACAGGGGCAGCGCATCAAGGAGACTCACCCTCCGCCTCCTCGCTGCCCGCCTCCTCGCTCTTGGCCTGGTCGTACGCCGCCTTCAGGCCGACCATGAGCGCGCCGAGGACCGACTGAGCGTCCTCGATCCCGGCGTCGTCGGCCGGCGGGACGAGCTTCAGTGACTTCTCCAGGGCGATGCCGGCCGCGGTCATCAGCGCCTTCTTGTCGGCGGCTGGCGGCTCGTTCACGTCGCGCTCGGCGTACGTGTTGTCGCGCCCGCCGAAGCTGAAGACCTTCGCGGGCTCCCACATCTGCTGGGTGAGCCGGAGCGCGTCGAGGTGGAGGTCCATGGCCGTCTCGGCGCGGAGCGCGGCGAGCTGGGCTGTGCGGTGACGGGTGGCTTCCTCGGTCACGGTGATGTCGAAGACGAGGCCGGCTTCGGCGCAGATGACGGAGACGGTGCGTTGGCCGCGGCCGGTGCGGCGGGCGATCTCGTTGCGGCCGAGTCCTTGGCCGTGGAGGCGGATGATCTCGGCGCGGTCGTCGTCGGTGACGAGGCGCATGTCGCGGCGTACGGCCATGGTCACCTCCGGGCATGCAGAAGGCCCGACCGCACGGGGGTGACGGTCGGGCCCGGTCTGGGGTGTTACTGCGGGGGTGGCCCTGGGGGCTGCTGGGGGTAGCCGTAGGGCGGTGTCGCGCCGGGCGGGGGCCCGTACTGCTGCGGCGGGGGCTGCTGCCCGTACACCTGCGGCGGGTAGCCCTGCTGCGGCGGGTATCCGTACGGCTGCTGCATGGGCGGGCCGCCGTAGGTCGTGGTGACGTGCTTGCGGCCCATGATGGCCGCGATCGGCCATCCGGTGATCGCCCAGAGTCCGCACGTGAGGATCGTCAGGACGATGTGGAGGCCGTGGTTCGCCCCGCGCTTGTGGACGATGCGTTGTGGCTGTGGATGCATGCTCTCCCCCAGGGTGCTGTGGAGGAGATCGTGGCATGCGGTGGGCTGGTTGGGGAGGGAAAGCACAGAGTCCCCGGGACCCTGGGGGGTTCGTTGGGGACTCTGCGGCTGTTGGGTCCGGGCACGCCGGACGTGAGGCCAGGATGACGCGTGATCGTCCGGAACGCAACTAGCTGCGGTCGCGGCCGGTAGCCCGGGGTCGCGCAGCGCACGGCGCCTGGGGTACGCCGCCGAGCCGCTCAACCTCCTCCACGATCCGCTGCTCGGTGCGCTGCTGCTGCCGTGCGACCCGGTCGAGGAGCCGTTCGCGGACGCGGTCACGAAGTCTCATGGGACCCATCCTCTCGCGCGTGGACGATGCACATGACCCCGTTCGGGTCGTACGCCGCTCTCGCCGCCTTACGCAGCTCATCTGCGGAAACGTCGTTTCGAGGGGGCCTCTCGGTGGGGGAGGGGAGGGCTAGGTCTGTACCTTTGCGGCGCGCCGACCGCCACAGCGCGACCACGCCCACGACGACGACCAGGAGCACCCCGGCGGCCTCGTCCACGGCGAACGCGACGGCCACGAGCCCGCCCGCGAGGACCACGAGCACGCATCCGCCGGCCGCCCGGGACGGCCGCTCCTCCGGCTCCTCGGCGCGCTTCTTCTCGGCCATCACAGGGCCCCGTACACGCCGTCGCCGAGCCAGTTCACGGCCTGCGCGAGCGGCACTGCGGCGAACCCGGCCACCCCGGCCGAGGTGCCGAGGCAGATCCCGCACCAGGCGCCGCGCGCGATGTCGCTGCCGTGCCTGCTCTTCTTCGCAGCGGCCACCATGCACGCGGTCATGATGAGCACGAGCCCGCCCCCGGCCTGGGTGAGCGGCAGGTAGGGGGCGTTCCCGGCGGTCTGGCCGGCCTGGCCGCCGACGCCCCAGACGAGGGCGGCGTCACCGAGCCAGTTGGAGATCCACAGGGCCGTATCAGCGGCCCAGCCGATGAGTCCGCCGACGCCGAGGACGGCGAGGCAGCCGTACGCCCAGGACAGCAGGAACGGGGCGAGCGCCGAAGCGTGGCGCACCGGGTCCTTGGTGAGGGCCTTGCGGCCAGGGAACCAGGTGGTGAGGTACCAGCCGAGAATGATCAGTCCGACGGTGACACCGCCGAAGGTCACGAACTGCACGGTGAGTCCTATCGGATGAGGGCCGCGGCGAGTGCGGCAAGTGTGATCACGAATGCGGCGGTGCAGCCGACGGGTGCGACGTACAGGGAGCGGCTGCGCGGGGGTGCGATCGCGCAGAGGCCGAATGCAGCCGCGAGTGCGAGGGCGGGAAAGGCGATGCGGACGACGGCCATCACGCACTCCTCGGCAGCAGGGCTTGGATGCGCTGCGCGCGCTTCTGGCCGATGCGCAGCTCCTCTTGCAGTCGGCGCAGGGATGCGGGCCGGTTGGTCTCGGCGAGTGCGGCTGCATTCACCGCCTGGGCGGCTGCGAGGAGGGCTGCATCCGCATCCGGGGTGGGGAGTTCGGCGACTGCACTCGGGGCCTGAGCTGGGCGGGATGCGGGTGCGCAGAGTTCGGGGTGCGGCGGCTGCATGGGTGCGAGGTCGAGTACGAGGGTGCGCGGTGCAGTCGGCTCGGCGACCTCGACGGCTTGCTCGGCTGCACGCTCGAAGTCGTCGGATGCGGTCGGCAGCTGGGGTTCGGTTGCGGCCTGGATGCGGTGGAGTGCGTCGTGGACCTGCCGCATGAGTGCACCGAATGCGACGAGTGCGGCCGACGGCGGGACGGCTGCGACGACGTACTCCATGGGCTGCGCGCCGTGGCCGACGCCGAAGACGTTGAGTGCGATGGATCCGAGGGAGCCGACTGCGGCGAGTGCGTAGGCCCACCAGTCGACTGCGGCGCGGAGGCTGGCGCGGAGGACGAGGAGTTCGCCGGCGACGATGAAGAGGTCGACGGTTGCGGGCCAGGCCCAGGCGCGGGCGCCGTCGAGGCCGTTGGTGCTGGCGATGTCGTGGAGGTGTTCGTACGACAGCCAGAAGGCGGCGGCGGTGAGGGCGATGGTGACGGCGGCGGCCCCGGCGGCGAGTGCGGCGGTGGGGTTCTTCACGGTGTGTCTCCGGGACGTGGAGCCGCCCCCGCGGGGGGAATGTCGCGGGGGCGGCGGTCGGCGGGGGTTCAGCGGGTGGGGCGGTACCAGCGGCCCTTGCGGTCCTGCTGCCGGTCGCGGTCTTCCCACGCCTGGGCGGCGCGGTCGGCTTCGCGGGCTCCGCTGGTCTTGGCGCGGCGGAAGCGGTCGGCGCGGCCGGTGATGGTGAGGCCGGCGTTCGGGTAGGCGCGGCTGCTCTGCGCGCGACTGAAGAGGCCCATCAGCGGCGGGCCTTGATCTGCTGGTCGAGGACCCGGCGGACGTCGGCGGCGGCCTCGTAGTCGGCGCGGCAGGCGGCGACGGTGGCGGGCTGGCGGTAGATCGGGTTCTCGCGCGGGGGCGCGGGGCTGGGCTCGGGGGTGGGCTGATCGGTAGCGTGTCCCACGGACCTGCTCCTTCGTGATGGTTGTGGGTGGGTCCGCCCCTGGCCCATATGGCGTTCGCAGCGCCGGGCCAGGGGCTTTGTGCTTAGTAGCTGGGCTACTTCCTGAAACTGTACGGGGCCCCGTACACTTCGGGCAAGCGGCCCGCCCGAAAGAGAGGCCGGGTGTGACCGAGGAGGCGCAACGCGTGATCGACGCGATGGAGGCTGTGGAGGCCATGACCGACCCGGCGGAGCGCGCCAAGGCGATCAGCGAGGTGATGGCTGATCAGGCGGACCGGGGCAAGCGGTGGCGGGAGATGCGCCGCCAGGTCGTCCTGGACATGCGCGCACAGACCCCGCCGGTGTCGTACCGGAAGATCGCGAGCGCGTTGGGGATCGGGCTGGCGACGGTGCAGGACATCGAGCGCGGCTACACGGGGTCGGGGAAGGACCGGCCGAGGAAGGCGACGGAGGAGTAGCCGGGCGCAGACGAGCCCCCGACCGGATCACGCGGTCGGGGGCTTCGTCGTGTTCAGGCGACGGCGGCCTGTCCGCCCCAGACGTGCCCGCACGTGGTGCAGCGGGCGATCGGGGCCGCGCCGGCGCCGCCGTGCAGCTGGA